CTATTGAAACAGATGAAGACGATCTTATTGGTGGGTTTCGCCTTGTTGATGGGGCAACAGTTTGGCATAACGGACCTGTCATTGAAGCACTTGAACGAGGAGCAGTCTTGTTACTCGATGAGGTTGACTTGGCTAGTAACAAAATCTTATGCCTCCAACCCATACTTGAAGGTAAAGGGTTGTTCCTCAAAAAAATCGGTAGGTTTGTCGAACCTGCGGTAGGATTCAATGTAGTTGCAACTGCAAACACAAAGGGTAAAGGTTCTGACGATGGTAGGTTCATTGGTACTAATGTTCTTAATGAAGCATTCCTTGAGAGATTCCCTGTAACCTTTGAGCAAGACTATCCAGCACCTTCTGTAGAGAAGAGAATACTTGGTGGTATTGCTGCTAATCTTGGTATCACAGATACAGATTTCATTGCAAGACTTGTTGATTGGGGTGACATCATCCGCAAAACATTCTATGATGGTGGTATCGATGAGATTATCAGTACTCGTAGATTAGTTCACATTGTTCGTGCTTACAGCATCTTCAATGATAAGATGAAGTCTATTCAAGTATGTGTAAACAGATTTGATGATGACACTAAGCAAGCATTCCTTGAACTATATGATAAAGTTGATGCTGATGTTGAGTTGCCAAAAGAGGAGAATTGATGTATGATTAATGCATGGAGCTTACTTTATGACGAACTTTATGAGGATGATGAAATGAGTGAAGAAATTTTTAATGTAGGAGCAGGTAACACTGCTTCTGATGGTGATGAACTCAACATTAATGTTGATAACTCTCTTTGGGATTCTGTGACAATAGATACATCAAATTTTGATATTGTTGATTTTACATTACCTGTACCTGATGTGGTTAGTGCATATCAATCAGATACTGTAACACCTGGTATAGAAACAGACAATCCTAGAAAATATAAAGAAGATGAGTCGATCAAAGCTCTTCAAGATTATATTTCTACCACTTATGGTGGACACTATACTTCTGACAATAATAATGTCCAGACACTTGACCTTATAGAATCTGTTGGTGATGCTGAATCATTCTGCCGTTCTAATGCAATCAAGTATCTAAGTCGTTATGATAAGAAGGGACAAGCAAAACGTGATATACTAAAAGCACTACACTATTCACTCCTACTTTATCACTTCAGTGGGCAACTCAATGAAACTCCGACCCGTGGTTATGAAACTTTCTGAAAAAACTCTTTCTTTTCTAAAAAACTTTTCGACTATTAATCAGTCAATTCTTTTCAAGCAAGGTAGTAAACTTCGCACTATTAGTGTGATGAAGAATATTCTTGCAGAAGTTACTATTGATGAAGAAGCACCAAAAGATTTTGGTATCTATGATTTAAGTCAATTCCTTAATGGATTATCATTACATAATGATCCTGAGTTGGATTTTGCTAATGATGGTCATGTAGTAATTAAAGAAGGTAGGATGAGGTCTAAGTATTACTTTGCTGATCCTAATGTAATTATTACCCCACCTGAAAAACCAATCACTCTTCCTAGTGAGGATGTAGCATTTGAATTGAGTACAGAACAACTTGATAAGTTACTCAAAGCAGCAGCAATCTATCAACTTCCTGACTTGGCAGTTGTAGGTGGAGAGGGTGTGGTCAAAGTTGTTGTGCGTGATAAGAAGAATGATACATCCAATAGTTTTTCTATTATAGTTGGAGAAACTGATAAAGAGTTTTCATTCAATTTTAAGGTAGAGAATATTAAAATCTTACCTGGTACTTATAATGTAGTCGTGTCATCTAAACTTTTGTCACGATTTAGTAGTAAGAACCATGATTTGGTGTATTATATTGCTCTAGAACCTGACTCTACAATTGGATGAATATTTTTGTAACTAATCCCGACCCAGTTGTATCGGCAAAAGCACTGCCTGATAAGCACGTAGTCAAGATGCCATTAGAGACATGTCAAATGCTCTCTATCGTCTTCTCACACTGGTATTACAACTGGGGTGATGATTTAGTTAAGAAAAAAGATGGGACAGCATACAAAACCTCTAAGGGTGCATTCAGAAATCATCCATGCACCCAATGGGCAGCAGAAAATATATACAATACAGCATGGTTAATTCAGCACGGATGTGCTTTATCTGATGAGTATAATCATCGTTATGGTAAGGTGCATGGTTGTGCTGATGCTTTGTTTGAAGCAAAGAAAACATTTCACAAATTTGCAGGTGAGGTAATTACATGCTATTGTATGGTCGAATCCTTTACTCGTGCAATGCCAGATGAGTTTAAACATAACACAAGCATTGACACTATTACTGCTTACAAAAATTACATTAGCAGCAAACCTTGGGTTGCATCTAATTATCTACGTGACCCATCCAGAAAACCAGATTGGTTAAATGAAACACATTCTATTTGATCTGAAAAAATGCCCCTCTGATATTTTGGATAATGAACTTTATATTAAGTTCAGTTTGCAAGGTGCAGCAGAAGTAGCAGGGTGTAAACTTCTTAAAGTAGACACTCACAAGTTTGAACCACAAGGTGTGACTGGATATGCTTTACTAGCAGAGAGTCATATTAGTATTCATACTTGGCCAGAGAAAGGTATTGCAAAGTGTGACATTTTTACTTGTAACAGTAATAATGACCCATTGGCAGCGATAGAATATTTAAAGATACGTTTCCAAACTATCCACCTTAATAAGTGGACATGTGACAGATCATTATGAAAGAATTTGATTATGACCTCGATTACAAGACCCTTGACTTTACAGTTGAGAAGAATCGCAAACTTTATCGCATTGGAAGGGGAGAACAAGGAGTGTTATTGGTACGCCCTTATACTAACCTTATTTGTTCTCATTGGAGATTCAAGACTCCTAACGAGGCAATAGTATCTGCTAATAAGATACACAACATGTATCTTGACTATGAGATTAAAAAAGATTTTATAGGTATGGATATGTGTCGTAAGTTTCTTGAGATGGGATTTACTCGTGCCAGAAGATATGCTAACCACAATTCTGGTAGAAAGTATAAGAAAGGAACAAAGGAAGTTATACCTCAAGAAGAGGATCATGCTACTAGCAAGTATGCACAATCTGCTGGCATTTTTAAAAAGGTCAGAGATATTGTCGCAAAAAGCGACATCTATGTTATAATGAGAAAGGATTGGAGATCTAATGAGTGATGAATTTCTATGGGTTGAGAAGTATCGACCCCAAAAAATTGAAGATTGTATTTTACCCGAACAGACTAAGAAAACCTTCTTAGAATTTCTAAATAGGGGTGAAGTGCCTAACTTATTACTTTCTGGTCCTGCTGGATGTGGTAAGACCACAGTTGCTAAAGCACTTTGCAAGCAATTGGGGGTTGATGTCTATGTCATTAATGGGTCGGATGAAGGCAGGTTTCTTGACACTGTTAGGAACAATGCGAAGAACTTTGCGTCTACGGTCTCTTTATCGTCTGAGGCAAAGCATAAAGTCATCATCATCGACGAGGCAGACAATACCACTCCCGACGTACAACTCCTTCTTAGAGCGAGTATTGAGGAGTTCTCCAAAAACTGTAGATTCATTTTCACTTGTAACTACAAAAATAAAATCATTGAACCCCTCCATTCGAGATGTGCTGTGGTGGAGTTTGGTATTCAGGGTAAACTTAAACAAGAAATTGCAGCAGCATTCTTCGGAAGATTAGTAAATATTTTAGAGCAAGAAAGAATAGAAGCAGATAAGAAAGTTCTAGCAGAATTAATTAATAAGCACTTTCCTGATTGGAGAAGAGTTCTTAATGAGTGCCAGAGATACTCTGTTGCAGGTAAGATAGATAGTGGTATACTTGCTCACTTTAGTGACGTAAAAGTAAATGATCTCATTAAAAATCTTAAGACGAAGAACTTTGCGGAAGTACGTAAATGGTGTGTCAATAACTTGGACAACGATCCTTCTGTTTTATTGCGTCGTATTTACGATAATCTTTACACTTCCTTGGTTCCTGCTACCATCCCTGCTGCTGTTCTCATCCTTGCTAAGTACCAGTACCAAATCGCTTTTGTTGCCGACCAAGAAATAAATATGCTTGCATGTCTTACAGAAATCATGGTAGAATGTAAATTCAAATGACACAACTACAAGAAAAAATTAAAGCTGCGGAAGACCGCATCAAAGAACTTCAACTTTTAATTAAACACTGGAAACAAAAACAATGATTTTTCTTTCAAAACCATCTGTATATAATTTGCCTGGCACATGGGAGAAACAAGATGATGTTCTTATTCAACACTTAAATCTTACACCTGACCAAGGATTAATTTTATTCTTTGGTTTAGTATTAGGTGGTCTGGTTGCGTATGGAATCTATCTTACATTTGGACCAGGTAAAAAGACCCTAAGAGATCAGATAGATGAACACGCAAAGATGCACGAACTAGGGATAGCTCACGGTCACGGTGGAAACAAGGAGGCATATGAGATGTCTGGTAAACTTAAGCATAGTCATGAGGAAGATAATGCAAAATAAATTTTTGGAATTATTGCGTAATGATGCACATAAGGTAGGTCAATATAAACTTTCTTCTGGACGCACTAGTGAACATTATATAAATTGTAAACCTGTCATTTTAAGTGGTAAAGGTCTTGCAATGGTATCCGATATGATATTAGACCATTTACCATCCGATACAGTGGCAGTAGGAGGTCTTACGTTAGGTGCTGACCCATTAGTATCAGGTGTTGCTATGAGAGCACATTTCTTGGATCGGGATTTATCTGCTTTAATAGTTCGTAAGGAACCTAAAGGTCATGGTACAGGTGCATGGATTGAAGGTCCAGTCCTTCCAGAAGGGTCTAAGATAGTTGTTTTAGAGGATGTTATCACCACAGGTGGTTCATCTATTAAAGCAGCAACAAGACTTCGTGACGCTGGATATGAGGTTAATCGAATTGTTACTATAGTAGACCGTCAGGTAAATAATGAAGCAAATGATTTTATGGAATCAGTTGATTTAGAACTTATAAGTTTATATAAGTTGCAGGATATAGCCAATGCCTCGGATGAATGATCATACTAAATTAGTTTTTGCTGTAGAGCATATTCTTCATCTGCAAGATTTGATTGAAGATAATGAAGCAGAACCATACTTAGCATCTCATTTATCTTCAATTAAAGTAGAAATTGAACGTCAATTAGAAGTGCAAGAAAGTAAAAGAAAAAGTTAATATTAGTTGCTTTATTTGATAATATAGGATAGAATGTATGCACATATAATGTATACTATGATTACCAAAGAAAAAGTAAGAAATCAAGTTAAGAGTAGATTTTATTATCTGTTCTGGGGGATAGCAACATTTTCTGTAGTAGCAGGCCAAATATATGTTGGTTCTGGATATAGAGGTTTTGCCAGATCATTAAATAGAATATTTGATACTGTTGAAGTACAAGTTAGTGATGACTACGAGAGGTTTTATTAATGAAACTAACACAAAAGATTATTGATGACCTTCAAGTTGCAATGCAACACACTAAGAAGGATGGTACTGTTAATTGGAAAGACACTGATGAGATTGAGGTTCAACTTGCTGGCACATTTGCTGCTGACAAGTTCATAGTTATTAAGAATAAATCTAAAAGTCCTGTTGTGCCTACTCCACCACATCCTGATTTTGATTATGAGAAACAAGAGTGGAAAGGAGGAACTAATTCATTAGGGAGATCAGCAGGTTATAACAAGTCATGAGAATTGAAACTAGAGAAGCAATGGAGATGTTGTTTTCAGCAAAATGGAACTTGCCGAAAGCAGCAAAACATTGTAATCTAACTCATAAGGAAATGAAGATTACCTTTAGTGAGTACTGTGCTTTACACGATGCAGATTATCAACCACCTGCACCTGCTATACAATTACATCTAAATTATGAGCAAAAAAGGACTTAAAACATGTCTCAGATATCCAGGTGGTAAGTCTCGTGCCGTAACTAAAATGGCACAGTACTTTCCTAACCTTAGAGATTATACTGAATTTAGGGAACCATTCTTAGGTGGTGGAAGTGTTGCGATACATATGACTAAGATGTATCCACATTTAAAGATTACTGTTAATGATTTGTATGAACCATTAATAAATTTCTGGGTTAATCTTCAAACTTTTGGGGATGAATTAACTAAGGAATTAAAGAACCTTAAGATTACTAATTGTAATCAAGACTCTGCAAGATGTTTATTTGTAGAGATGAAGGATATCATCAATGATAATACAAAAACTGATCTTGAAAGAGCAGTTGCTTTTTATGTTGTAAACAAGTGTAGTTTCTCAGGTCTTACTGAATCATCTTCTTTCTCAGCACAAGCAAGCGATTCTAACTTCTCTATGAGAGGTATTGAAAAGTTGCCAGAGTATTCTGAGATTATCTCACACTGGCATATTAATTCATATTCTTATGAATACTGCTTCCAAAACAATATTCATGATGGGTTGTTTATGTACTTAGATCCTCCTTACGATATTAAGGATAATCTTTATGGTAAGAAGGGTGCAATGCATAAAGGATTCAATCACGATCAATTTGCAGAAGATTGTAGTAAAAGTTCAGTACATCAGTTAGTTAGTTATAATTCAGACCAACTTGTTAAAGATAGATTTAAAGGTTGGAATGCAGGAGAGTTTAATTTAACTTATACTATGCGTTCAGTTGGTGAATATATGAAAGACCAACAAACAAGAAAGGAACTATTACTTTTTAATTATGAAAAAACTGTGGCGAATTTGGAAGTATGCACTGGGTAGTTTCTCTGACGAAAAGACTAAACGATACGACAATTACATTGTTTTGGTACGTTCTACTATTTTCTTTTCTTATCTCATTACTAATTGTTTTATTACTGCAGGGGTCATAAGGCATTGGAACTAAAAGACTGGCTTAATTCAATTAACTTCAATAAGGAAAATCTTATTGAAGAAGATCCTGTAGCGATTAAGGATTATCCTCCATATATTATTAATCGTTGTTTGTCAGGACACTTGGATTGTATACTCTTTTGTAATGAAATGAATAAGTATTCTTTTTTAGATAAGGATATGCAATATTCTTTTTATCTAAATACACTTAGGAAAAAGAAGAGATTTAGTCCCTGGCTCCGAAAGGATAAAGTCACAGACCTTGAAATCATTAAACAATACTATGGTTATAGTAATGAAAAGGCATCTAATGCCCTCAAGATATTAACCCCTGAACAAATTAATTACATTAAACAACGACTTGAAACTGGAGGATCTAAATGACTACTACCACTGAACCTGAAGTAAAGTGGTCGCAAGACCAAATGGTAGAAGTGCTTCTCAATGAACCTGATGATTTCTTAAAAGTAAGAGAAACTCTCACAAGAATTGGTGTAGCATCAAGGAAAGAAAAGAAGTTATATCAAAGTTGCCATATCTTACATAAGCAAGGAAGATATTTTATAGTTCATTTTAAGGAACTATTTGCCCTTGATGGGAAACATGCTAATCTTACTGCTAATGACGTTCAACGTAGAAATCGCATTGCTCGTCTTCTTGCTGATTGGGGTCTCATCTCGGTTGTAAAATCAGAATCTGTAACTGATATTGCACCACTCAATCAAATTAAAGTTCTTTCTTACAAAGATAAGGGAGATTGGATACTAGAGCAGAAGTATAATATAGGAAAGAAGAATAAAACGCAGGAAACCGAATCATAAAGTAGGGGATACACTATCCCCTTTTTTAATGGTCTGTGCTATAAATAGTATTGTCGCCGTAAGGGACACAATTTACACTCGCTTTTAAAGGAGAACTATGAACGCACTACAACGCTATCACGCTGCAAATCTTCCCGAACTTATGGAGAAGATTAATAAGAACAGCATAGGATTGGATGATTACTTTGATCGGTTTTTTAATTCAGATTTTCCGCAATCAAATTATCCACCATACAATTTAATACAGTTGAATAATCATGAGTCGAAACTCGAAATCGCCTTGGCGGGGTTCAAGAAAGATGAGCTCAAAGTCTTCACGGAGTTTGGAAAACTATATGTGGAAGGCAAGAAAGAAGAATCAGAAAATGTTGGAGAATTTATCCACAAAGGATTGGCCCAACGCTCCTTTGAACGGGTCTGGACGGTCTCCGATGATACGAAGGTTGGATCAGTCAAGTTTGTCGATGGACTCCTCACAGTGGAATTAAACAAGATAGTTCCAGAACATCATTCCCGTAAAGATTACTTAGGAGGAAAATCATGAAACTAACTAGTCCCTTCAGCATTATTAAGAATGCTATTAGTGATCTCAAACGAGTTCCTAAAGATAAAAAGAAAAAGGTGAAGTTATAAATAAAATTGAGTTCGAGATGGATCAGCACCCTTTGACAGGGTGCTTTTTTCTTGCTATAATAAAATCAAATTAGAAAACAAATGCCTGAAAAGCAAACTCTTAAGTTTACTATTCGACAAGATGGTTACGTAACTGAAGAAGTTATCGGAGCAACATCAAACGAATGTGTAAAACTTACGGAACAAATAGATAATAAACTTGGCGATTTAGATACTCGTCAGTTCAAACCAGAATTTTATTCAAACAATGTCTCACTTCTCCGCAATCAGAACAAAACTCAGGAACAAACCACAACTACAGGAGGCACTGGAGATACTTCAGTATGATGTAAAAGAAGATCAAGAACTTAAAGTAACTGGTAATCATGGTATTGGCCATGAAACTGTTGAAGCAGAACTTGCTATTGCCAGTGATATTGGTTTTCGTATGAATTCTATGACAGGTGAATATGAATTAGTAGCAGATCTTGAAACATGGAACCAACCTATTCCTGTAGAGAGGTTTATGGATAAAGTAAATCAACAGTATGCTAGAATGACAATTCATAATACTGTAAAGGATATGGGATTCCAAGTTGAGGAAGAATGGGAAATGGATGACAACTCTATCGAACTAGTAGTGACACGTTGGAATTAAATTATGACTATTAAATTATTGCTCCTGAAATCTGGTGAAGACATTGTATCTAATGTCGAAGAGATGGTAGTAGGGGAAGAAAATTCTAAAGAGAATCCTAGAAGAGTGATTGGGTATTACCTTAATCGACCTTGTGTGGTAAAATTATTTAAGGATGCTCAAGAAGACAAGGAAAAAGGAATGCAAGTTTCTATATATCCTTGGATGCCTTTAGCAAAAGATCAGCGAATACCAATTATTGCTGATTGGGTTGTAACTATGGTTGACCCTGTTGAAAGTCTAACACAAATGTATAACGAGGACATCGTAAATTATGGAAACAAAAGTAGTAGCACTAACAAACAATCACCTACTGATAGCACAGATTGAAGAAGTGCCAGCAGCAGTTCCTGGCGAACCTGATTGTAAATTAACATCTCCCTTTGTTATTAATACAGAAACTGGTCAAACCATCTTAGAACCATTTTTAAATGGTGTTACAAAAGATGAGTATTTTATGATGAGTTCTGATAAGATCCTTACATTGGTAGAACCAACACCAACTTTACTTGAGAAATACGAAACCCTTATTAAATGACTTCACCTAACTTTTCAAAAACACAACTAAAAATTATTCATGAGTGTTGTAATTTTGTTTGGAATCTTGCAGACAAAGGAGTAAAAACTGATAAGGATTTTTCTCCAGAAATTAATGATGAATTCTTGTCTATTTTTATGGATACTGTAGATTTATCTGGTATTAAGTCGCCATTTGATTTTGACGGGAATGATGAGAAAGTATCACAGTATAAAGAAGCTTATGATAAAATGATGATGAGTATTGAAGAAAACCTTTTTGATGATGATGCATTTGAGGGATCTAATGTTAGATTCCCACATGATTGGATTCTTAATGAAAAAGAGTGTGAAGAGGCATATAATTAGATAATGCGTTTCTATACTAATGTTCAATTGATCGGAAACCAGTTTCTGGTTCGTGGAGTTGAGAATGGTAGAAGGTATGAACATCGTGATGAGTTCTTCCCTACATTATTTGTCAAATCCAAAAAGAAGACTAAATATAAAACATTAAACGGAGAATCAGTTGAGGCAATTAATCCAGGTTCAGTAAGAGACTGCCGTGAGTTCTATAAGAGATATGATGAGGTTGAAGGGTTTGAAATCTATGGGAATGACAGGTATATCTATCAATATATTTCAGAGAAATACCCAGAAGATGAAGTCAAGTTTGATATATCTCAGATTAAGCTTGTCACTCTGGATATTGAAACTACGTCTGAGCAAGGTTTCCCTGATGTGCAATCGTGCGTCGAAGAGATTCTGGCAATCACAATCCAAGACTATACAACTAAGCAGATCATTACTTGGGGAAGTAAACCTTTTAATAATAAACAGAAGAATGTAACTTATAATTATTGCCCTAATGAGTATGAACTCCTTACCTCATTCATAAACTATTGGATGCAAGATGTTCCTGATGTGATCACAGGATGGAACATACAGATGTTTGACATACCTTATATCTGCAGAAGATTGGATAGGGTTCTTGGTGAGAAGTTGATGAAGAGAATGTCACCTTGGGGTCTTGTGAGTGAAGGAGAAGTCCATGTAATGGGACGCACTCAGATTGTATATGATGTGGGTGGCGTAACTCAATTAGATTATCTAGATTTGTATAAGAAGTTTACTTATAAGGCACAAGAGTCTTATAGGTTGGATTATATTGCAAAGGTAGAACTTGGTCAGCAGAAGTTAGACCATAGTGAGTTTGAAACGTTTAAGGATTTCTACACACAAGGGTGGCAAAAGTTTATTGAATATAATATAATTGACGTGGAACTTGTTGACCGACTGGAAAGCAAGATGAAACTGATTGAACTTGCATTGACTATGGCATATGAAGCTAAAGTCAATTATAGTGACGTGTTCTATCAGGTGCGGATGTGGGACACCATCATCTACAACTATTTGAAGAAGAGGAATATTGTTATTCCCCCTAAGAATAGAAACCAAAAGAATGAAAAGTATGCAGGTGCTTATGTCAAGGAACCGAAACCAGGAAAGTATGATTGGGTTGTTAGTTTTGACCTTAACAGTCTGTATCCTCACCTTATTATGCAGTACAAT